GTTGCTGGAAGCGCTCGATTTCTCTGACGCTGCCCGTATTGAGCCTGACGAGTTTGTTTCCACCATGACCGGGAAGCAGACTCGTAAACAGGCTCTACTCATGTATGCACTTGCATGGGTGATGGCGCGAAGGGTTGAGCCGGGTCTTACGTTTGAAGAAGTCTGCACTTATCAGTTGGAAGTGAAAGGTAAGCCACTTACAACTGAGGAGTTGGAGCGCGGGCAAAAGCGAGCGGATGCAGTTGCCGGTGTGGCAATGCTGGCGAATGTCACTCCCGATGAAGCAGAGGGAATGACGCTTGCGGAGGTTACCGCAGTTACCAGCATTACAAAGGCACGCATGCGCAGAACGCATCGGAGAAGGTAGATGCCGCTCCCGCTATTGAAAGTCATCATTGACGGAACGGTTGACGGACTTACAGGCGCTCTTGATAACGGCAACAAGTCTATCAAAGCGTTTGGTAAAGAGGTTGACACCGGCATTCCAACCAGCAAGTTTGAGTTGGCGGTTACTGCTGCCAAGGGACTTGCGAAGGCTACCAAGACTGTAGCGGTTGCCGGGAAGGATGCCGCTGCGGCAGAAGAAGCCTTCGCGCGTCAACTTTCAAACGTTGGGCTTGCTGGTGCTGCAAGTGCAGATGCAACACAGGATGCAATCACAGCATCGCAGAAGTTGGCGTTTACCGATGATGAAACTCGTAACTCTATTGTCGCTCTTGCTACTGCAAGTGGCGATATGGAAACTGCGCTTGGATTACTTACAACAGCGCAAGATGTTGCAAGGCTGAGTGGCGCACCGCTTGAAGCATCGGCAGATGCAGTTGCCAAGGCATTCCAAGGGAATGACAAGGCACTGAAAGCGCTGGTGCCGGGACTGAATGAAAGTGCAACCGGGATGGACTTGGTTGCTGCTGCCTCTGATGCCGCTGCCGGTTCCGCAGATGCATTTGCGAAGTCAAGTGAAGCAACAAAAATCAAGGCTACCAGTGCGTTCAGTGAGATTGCTGAAACTGTTGGTGGAGCCTTGCAACCGGCATTTGCAAGTCTGGCTGAGTCATTGAAGCCGGTCATTGCATCACTGCTGCAAATCTTGAATGTTATCCTTCCCCCACTGCTAAAGGTAATGGACGCCTTTCTCAAAGTGCTTACCAAGGTGTTTGATATCGTTGGTAAGTTGGCAGGGGCGATTGCGAAACTTGCGGAGAAGTTGCAAGCGCTACTTGCACCATTGGGCAAGGCAGTTGATGGGTTGAAGAACCTTGACTTGAACCCATTTAGCAAGGGTGGTGCCCCTACCCCCGCTGGACTTGCTGCTTCAACGTTTGGTGCATCGCAGAGTGCTACATCTAATGGGCGCGGTGGAGTTACCATCAATATCTATGGTGACCCCGCAGTTATTGAAGCGCGAGTTACAAAAGCGCTTCGTGACTATTCTCGCCGCAATGGCGTTGGTTCAGTGTTTGCACCCGGTAGAACGTAAGTGACTGACATTGTTCTTCCCCCGCTGCCCGCGATTGGCAGTATTCGTATTGAAATCTTCGGTGCGAATAAAGGAAGCGCGAAGTGGGATGAAGCCATTTGGGGTTCATCCGTCTGGCCTAACTTTGGTTGGCAGGACATCACTCCGCAAAGCATGGTTGTCAAGGCATCGTGGGGAGCGGATGACCCTTCCGGCGTCTTGACTGTTGCCTCATCAGGCTCATGGTCTATTAGCACGTATGACCCTGAGAGATTGCTTGACCCTACTAATGGTCAGTCTCAATACGCTTCCTCTATTCGTCCCGGCAAACCTATACGCTTGACGTATCTTCATTCAATGCTTGGGCGCGTGATTGTACGCCAAGGCTTGATTGATGAAGTTGAGTATGACCTGATTGAAGGTAAGGGCACGCTGCGTGGTACTGACCAAGTGCAGTTGCTTGTTGGCGCCATTCTGCCAGAAGGGCAAGATGGTGACCATGCAATACCGAATACGTTGCGTGCGCGTGCTATTTATCTAATCAACAAGGCTGGCTTGGCTGCGCTGGTTCCCGTTGAGCCTCTTGACCCTGACACGGTTGACCCGGAAGTTGGTCCCGTTACTGACCGTGAAGTGAGCGTTTGGGCGCATATCTTGACTGCTGCCTACGATTGCTTGTATGCGGTGTGGGTTGGCAGGAATGGACACTTGCGGTTGCGTTCATTCGGCGCGCCAGTTGACAGAGGGTTTCAAGCGGGCGGTGCAGATGGTATCCCCATTAGCACATTGAAAACGCAGAGTAGTTTGCAGGGTGTTCATACTCGCATCATTACATTTGACCAGCACGCAGCGGGAGTGCCGGTAGAAGCCTTCGATAGTGAGAAGGCGCAAATCTATGGCGACATTCTGTTGAAGCGTGATACTCACGTTCCTAATGCGCAAGCATGGGTTGACTCTGTTCTTGCTGACCGTTCGGGCGCAGCATTGCAGTATATTCCTGGCACCTTGTATCCGCAGACAGAAGATGCACTTGAAAGCATCCTTGACTTGGGCATGATTGAGATTGCCCACTTGGTTGCAGAAAGTGTAACTCCAACTGTTGATGTATCTGCCCGTGTTCTTGGTGGGTTGATTACTGCTGATACTGGTACAGGATGGACCGCAGAGTTAGTCACTTACATTCCTGCGAAGGAATGGGAAGATGCAGAACAGCCTACACCACCCATTCCCCCTGAGCCTCCTACAACTACACAGGTTGTGCGTACATACGCATGTACGAAAGACTCACGCCTTGCGCATTCATCTTCGCTTGATGCTGGCAATGGACTTGATGTAAACCTTCCCATTGGTTTCATCAGTCCGTATCGCAATCGTGCAGTGCTTGGGTTTGCTTCCATCCCGTTCGGTGGAGTTGTTGAAGTTGTCAAGGCTGAGTTGCTTGTAACGATTGGGCAGAATAGTTGCGGTGCATTCGGTGGCACCCCGAAGGTTGTTGTTAGTCGTCTGACTGGTTCATTCAGTGAAGGCAACTACAATGTCAACTGTGGGTTTAGCACAACCAACGCGGTGAAGTATCCCGGTCCCGCAGTTACGTCAAGTGGCGCAGTATCTTCCAACGTTCCGTCAGGAACAGGAACCGCCAAGTCTATTGATATCACTGCGATTGTGCGTGCATGGCAGACAGGTTCGCCGCAGCATGGATTGCAAATCAAGAGTGCGGGCGAGGATACAGGTAAATACACAACCTGTTTCTATTCTCGCCATCATGCTACTGCTGGCAATCGTCCTTCGTTGAAGTTGACATTGAAGGTTGCGGTATGACTCCTGTTACAGTCAAGCGTTTGCTTGCACTACTGGCGCTCATTCTTGCAGTTGCATCCTTCGCCGGAATGGGCGCAACACTCCTGGCACTTGCCATCATTCTTGTATGCATCGCGCTGGTATTGTAAGTGACTGACATTTACATGCTCTATCGCAAACTGCTGCACTACGCTCGTAAGTATCTCACTGACTGGTTTATCGAGCGGCAGACTGGCGAGGCGAAAGAGCGTGAGTGAAGCAAAGTACGGGCGACCGAATGGCCCGCTTCGTGTTACGTCAGAGAAGCCAGAAGTAAACGGCAACGGCATTGTTTGTTGTGGGTATACGTCAGGGCAGATGGTTGCAAACCTTGTCAACCCTGCGGTCCCTGACAAGATGGTTGACGGAGCGCATGAAGCGCGAGCGTTCGCCGGTCGCCCCCACAATAACGGCAGCAACGCGGGCGAGGTTCGTGAAGGCACCAAGGACGCAATGGGCGTTGAGATGGTCAGTGCTGATATGGCTGGCGTGAAGGCAGCGTTGAAGGCTGGTAAGGGTGCCGTTTACAATCATGAGTACGGAGTGCTACCGTCCTACATGCGCAATCAGTCTGGCTCGTTTGGGCATTCTGCATGTCTGGCGTACTGGACTGACGAGAATGGTGGCATGGCTGGCTGGTATGACCCGCTGGCAGGGCAAGGCTCTAAGGGCATGTGGGTGAAGTGGTCAGACTTGACAGGAGCAGCGTGGGGCGGTTCCGCTCATTCTGTGAGCAAGAAGGCTGCACCTGACGACACTCCCCCTCCCCCTCCTGAGCCTGACTGCCCCGATTGCCCGCCATACCCTGTGCCGGACTATGCATACATGGAGCGTCAAGCAGTTGCCGTTGAGCGGCAAAACCTGTTGCGCGATATGTATGAATGGGTGACGCATCCTACCGGCGTTGCACCATTCCCTGTCAATGATGCTATCGCTTGCGCAGCACTCCCCAATGCACCTTGGGACGTTGGCAGGTGGAACCAAACGACATGGTATCTTCGCCCGGTCAACCCTGACGCGGCGAAGTGGGATGAAGCAGTTTGGGCAGGGGTTACACCCATTGAAGGGGGCGCGTGGGGCTAACTTGCATTTCTATAAGTAATCGGGTATAATCATAGAAGCCTCCGGGTGTCGCTCTGGCACAGTCTCCGCCCGGAGGTAACTCACTTACATTTTCAGAGACATGCCAGCGTTGAGGTTTGTGCCACGTTTGCTACCGTCACTGCGTCTGGAGATTATGGTCCGCAAAATGGCGGCGGACCTATTTCAGCACTAAGGGCATACCAAGCGTTTCACCCTAATGCCGCAATCTACACTGTCACATACCGTGGGCGTACTGTATGGATGACAAGCAAGCAACGAGCAATATGGCATGAAGTGCAGAAGTATTGGCGCAGAAGTAAGCGCGATACACTGGCACGCATCGCCGCTGTTGTTGGGTGTAGCAAGGCGACAGTTTCACGTTTCCTGCGTAGGCTTGACTTGTGGCGTTTCATCAACCTTGCCACCATTCGTGGGCATGGCGGGGGAACCTACATCTTTACGCGCAAGAACCCATATGATGAAAAGCCGCAACGATGGACTGAAAGTAGACGCGCAAGACTTCGTGCTTTACTTGCCGCGCGGGTGAAGCGCGAGCAGTTGCGAGAGTTGTATGCAAACATCGACGTACAGTATACGTTGCAAACGCTCCATGAAAGGCTTGGGCCAAAACCCAAGCCATCAAGGGTGGTAGTACGGGTGCAACTTTCATCCCAACAAATGACGATTAGTGGAGATGCAATGTAAGTGACTTACACCACCGGACCAGTACCCGCAAAGCGCGGGCGTTTCGCTATGGTTGAGACTGATGCCGCTCTACTGCATTCATCGTGAAACTTTTGGCAACTGTCGCTTCCATGTATTTGAACGAGACTTCAAGTATGGCGAAGGGAAGCGCGGACAGGGGCAACCTGTTCATTGCTCGCACGGCAACGTAGAGATTGACTGCAAGTTTTGCACTACGTCGGCAGCATGGGCAATCGTCAAGGATGGCAAGGGCATGCGGGAGAGCGGGCACGCAATGGCGCTGAGTTGGGCGCGTGGGGCGTTGGGACTGGAGGACCAGCGCGAAGTGAGTGCGACCCGCGCCCCGCATGACCCGGAACACGACATCAACGATGACTAGTGCAAACGACGTAGACCCGTATGGTACTAATGGGCTATTGTGTAAGTGGCTTACAAAGCGCATAGTAAGAGTGTCAGAGATGACAGACAGCAACCGGACAGCGGGGCACAGTGGGTTCGTCCCAAGGTAAGTCCCCCGACACCTAGCACCCGAAAGGGCCAGCGCGGTTGGCTGGATGGGCATAACGGACAAAGGGGCGCATGGCCTGAGAGGTAAGCCGTAAGGTTGATTTTCTCCAAAGGTATAGCAATCCTCCGTCGTACTGGTATCATCCTCTCATCTCTGACACCCCTTGGGGGATAGCCAAACTGGTAAGGCACTACGCTCTGGACGTAGAGATTGCAGGTTCGAACCCTGCTCCCCCAACCAGCATAGGAGAGTGTGCCATAGCAGCGAAGAACAAGCCGGTGAAGTTGAGCGCGGAGTTTCTGCGGCTACGACCTGACCCGGAGGTTGACCCTGCTCGCTACATCTATTGGAGCGAGTTGCTGATTGCCACGGCAGATACCTTGTTCACCCGTCCCAACTATGAGGATGTGCTAACTCCCGCAATGCGGAAGTGGCAAGACTTCGTAGACAATGCGCGGTATGGGCTAGGCATCCTGTGATGCGCATGAGGCTCGCATGGTATAAGTACGTCATCACCCGTTGGTGGAGAGGTTACTAGCATGCGCGTGCGAGAGGTTACCCAAGCAGAGCGTGACGCTTTGCGTAGGGTCATCTACGATGTCCCCGCAGTGGGTGACATAGCCTCATTGGCTATGAACATTCAAGCGGTCATGGCTACTGATATCTCCTGGCATCTACGCATTAGGTTGCTAGATGCCATGCGAGCGATGCGGGACGATTACCCTGACATGATTGTCAGGCGTCCTACTGCCGAAGATATCAGCATGCCAGTGCATGCCAACACATATGCCAGAGTAGCGGCGATGCCCGGTGTACCGGCATTCCGTTCAGACAGGTTCCGCGCCCTAGCGGCGAAAGCCATAGAGCAAGGATGGACAGTGACTAAAACCAGCGGCGGACATGCTCGCATTGAGCGAGGGGGTTTCGCCTTCATCGTGTCAACTACCAGCAATGGGCAGGGTAGGGCATGGAAGAACGCGCGTGCGCTCGCAAGGCGTATGGGCGTTGACGTAGACGGACTGTAACTCACTTACAACATTGAGATAACGCAACATACTTGACAGGCACCCTCGCAGGGTGTAAGATGGTTACATCAGATAGAGAGAGACAGTGCCAGCCAAGCCACTCTAGCGCTTGGCGCACTGTCCCCCGACACTGGTAGGAGTAGAGACTGTGACCGCAGAAATCACCACCATCCCCGTTAGCGGTGAGATTGTTCTCAACGCTGAGAGTCCGGCAACTGACAAGTTGGCTGCGCTCAAAGCCAATGAGACAATCATCAAGCGCAACTGGAAGGCTGCTACCGAAAAGGCGAACAACGTCTATCGGAGCCTGACGCTCATCCACACTTACGACCTGTGGAAGATGCACAAGGACGCGGCTGGCAAGCGCAAGTATTCCTCGTTTGAGAAGTACCTGTTTGGTGAGTTTGGTTGGGAGTTGTCGCGCGTCCGTGCGCTACAGGTCATCAAGCAGACCCGCAGTGCCATGATTGAGGCTGGCGAGTTGCCCGCTGAGACAGGCACCACCCGCAAGCGCACGGCACCCGAAGTCACTTCGGAGCGTGCTGCCAAGGTGACCGCTGACCAGTTTGAGAAGGCGCTTGAAGCCTTCCGCACCCGGTGCGCGAGCATCGACGCGGGTGACCCTGACAAGGGCACCATTGAGAACATCCTTGCGGATGTTGAGCCAGTCATTGCCACGGCCATCGACGCCCTTCGGGACTTCGTTGCCAGCGCTGCCGCAGAGGCAGAGGGCGACGAGGACGACGAGGATGACGAGGACGACGACGAGGACGAGGACGAGTCCGACAACTAGACAGACAGGGTATAATGGGAGGGTGGAAACACCCTCCCTACCCCTGTTGGAGAGACTGTGCCTACATACAATGACTACCCCCTCAACGAGTTGGCGAACACGGTTTACCGTGTCATGCAGGAGGGTGGTGAGTGCTTCCTAAAGTTTACCTGTGACTACTGTGGTTCACGCCAGACCATCAGCACCCCAAACAAACTGTTCACGCAGGGCAAGTGCGAGGAATGTAAGTCAGTTACAGACATCGCGCGCAAGGGAGGGAACCTACTGGTTGTCGCCCGCATGACACCTGACTTGGCAGAGAAGATTGATAGGGAGTTTCGCTAATGGCAGTCCCGGTAGCACCCGCAGCGGGCGAACCCATCGCGGAAGCGTGGGGTGATGTCGTTCACGATGCCATCGTGGCGCGAGATATTCAGAGCGGAAACAGCGCAACCCCAAATGCCGCCAGTGGGACTGGTGAGTTGTCGGGTACTGTTACGATTGTATTCCCTCGCCCATTCGCCGCACCGCCACAGGTGGTAGCAATGGCAAGCAACGCACATCACTATGTTGCGTTGTCGTCAGTGACCGCTACGCAGGTTGTGCTTATCTCAAAGCGAGTTGGGCAAACAACCGGCGTGGGCGTTGCCCTTGCGTGGATTGCTATTGGTCCGCGTGCATGAGTTTCCGTATCACATACGGGAACCTGTACGAAGCATGTGTAAGGCGAGACATGTTCTCTCGCCTTCACATCTTCGATTGCGGGCAGACCATTGAAGTGATGAACAAGGAGGGGGTGAAACTGGTACGCATGACAGTTGAATGCGGCGATGGAGATTGCCCCACAGAAGTTGCACTCTATCTCATTGAGAAAGGCTTTCTCTCAATGAAGGACTTTGAGGCTAGAGACAGTGCCCGCACTAACAGCGGAGAATGACCTAGTACGCTCGCGCAACGTCAGCGCATCAGAAGTGTACGCACTGCTAGGCCATCATCCATACAGCAACCCAACGAAGATTTACGATAGGCTCACTGCCCCGTCAATGGACTTGCACACACAGAGTGAAGCAATGTCGATGGGCGTTTACTTTGAGCGGCACATTGCGAAGTATGCTGCTGCAAAGTTGGGCATCAAGGTGCGAGCCGCAACCCGCACCATTGAGTATAAAGGCTATCCCCCCGTCAACCTGTGTGCGACTCCTGACTATTACGTTTTGAATAGTCGCATGCTCATGGAAGTCAAGTTGTCTAGCATCCTGTATGGATGGACAGAAGATGACTTGCACCCTCATTACGAATACCAAGCGCGGGCACAAATGGCATGCACCAATCGAGATGTTGTCATTGTGGCTGCAATGGTAGGCTCAACGTTCTATCACGTTGAGGTTGTAAGGGACTTACAAAAGGAAAGGAGGATGCTAGAAGCAGTAGACAAGTTTTGGTATGACCACATCATTCCTGGCATTAGGCCAGTAGCAGAAGAAACTCAGACGCGGCTTAGGTCCGCAAAAGTCAGTAGGAGTTAGAGACTGTGGCTACCGTTAGCGGTTCCTACAACGACCCTGTTTACGGGGCAACCGTTGAGGACATCGTTCCTGTTATCCCTGCGGGCATCTACCCCGCTACCTTCGAGGGTATCAGCGCTGCGCACAATGACACTGGCGCATACTGGCTCTGGAAGTTTATCGCCCGCAATGGCGACGAGGATGTGGAAGTGACCGCAACGTCATCCCCCCGCATCACCCCCCGTACCAAGGCTGCCAAGTGGCTCGCTGGCATGGGTGTCGCTATCGACGTGGGTACTGACATTGACTTCGGCTCGCTGCAAGGCATGCCGGTTCAGTTGGTCATCATCATCAATGAGGCTGGCTACTCTCGCATTGAGAGCGTCCTGCCGTACCCGCAGAGCAAGAGCAAGTAGACAATGCATGAAGCGCGGTTGCGCTTCATAGTGGAAGGCGAGCCTAGAAGTCAAGGCAGTATGACTGCTGTCTATAACAGAAGGCTTGGCGTAGCGCGGGTGCGGCATGTGGCTGCACCCGCGCTTTCACTATGGCGGCAGCAATGTAGAACAGCGGCCCGCGATGCAGGGGCAGAGGTATGGACTGGCCCTATCGGCCTACGCATAGTGTTCGGCCTACATGCCCCCATTGATAGAAGGCATGGCTACCCTAAGCGTCCTGACCTAGACAAGTTGGTTCGCGCGGTCATGGATGCGCTTACGGGAACATGCTACACTGATGACTCACAGGTAGTAAGGCTGCGAGCATCTAAGGTCTGGCATCCAGAAACTATCATTGAGGTATGGCGCATTGAGCGGCAACGCACTCCCGCGAAAGCCTCGCAAGCGAGCCTCTGGCAGAACGATGCCGAAGGGTTGGCAAAAGACTAGAAGGCTCATTCTGGCAAGGGATGAGTATATATGTCGTATCTGCTGGAAGCATGGGGCGAATAGTGTTGACCACATCATTCCCCATGCACGCGGCGGAAGTGACGATGTAAGTAACTTACAAGCGGCCCATAGGCCATGTAACGAGATGAAGAATGCAGGGGCAACATTGAAAGCACTCCCTAGAGCATCCCGCTTTGGCTAAGGTGGAATGGGGGGTAACTAACAGATGCACCATGTGCAAGGGTAGGGGTGTATACAAAACCCATAAGTGCAACAGGTGTAGGGGGTTGGGGTACATAGTGCCTACTGATGAGTGCATGTGTGTGTGCGGGTGTACCAACACCATTGATACAGCACTTGTGTTCATATGCAGTATGTGCTATACTCATGGTATGAGGACAACAAATGTAAGTGACTGACAATGCACGATGCATAATATGCGCAATGCATAATATGCATAATGCATAATCGTGGGCGAAGTTGACGCGGTTTTTTCTGCGTCAACTTCTCCACAGCCTCCGGCTTTGTAGGAGTCTGCCTGACATGTGCCAAAAGCCTGGCATTATGCATGTTGCATAATCGCACAATACTGAACATGCGCAATGTGCGCTCCCGCGCGAGGGGGCGCGAGGGGGGGTCCATTACATGCCCTGAGCCAGCCTAGAACAACCCTTCAAGGCTTGTAAGCGGGCCGGGTGGTACTAGGGGGCACCCCTGAGATTGCGCCCCGTAGCGTTGATTGTAGAGCCTGTAAGGGAGCCTGTAAGTGACTTACAAAACAGACGCGGGCCGGGCCATCCCTCCCCCGTCCCACATCTCTCCGCGCGTCACCCCTGTCAACCCCGCAGAGCGAGCGCAGCGAGCGTGGGTTGACGGGTGACTAGCATGGGAGAGTGGGGGCAGGGGGACATGGCTGCTGCCGCTTTGGAGTCGCCACGCTCTCCGTTGGCTACCGGGTCATTCGGTCCCAAGGTAGTCAAGTGGGCAAAGCGCAGATTGAGCATGAGGCTGGACCCGTGGCAAGCCTACGCACTGGACAGAGCGCTAGAGCATGATGCGGACTTCAACCTACTCGCCCGTCAGGTGCTGCTATCTGTGGCTAGGCAAAACGGGAAGTCAGTCATTGTCCGTGCCTTCGTCGGATGGCTCATGGACGAGGGATACAAGTGGGACACGTTCCGTAAATGGGACTTCATCCTGCTGGCTGCGCACGATGCCAAACAGGCACGCATCCCATATGACTTCATCAGGCGCGATGTCATGTCCTATGCGGACATCAACACATGGGGACACAGTGCTAGACGCCAAGGCGTAGCGCGAGCGCGAGCCACGCAGTATACCGGCATTGAGTTGAATGGGGTTCGGGTGGACGTGGCAACGTCCCAACCCGGAAGCGCACGCGGTATCTCACCCGGACTCATTTGCTTTGATGAGGTACTGACGCAGACATCCTTTGAGACTTACGAAGTGCTCTCACCGGCACAGGTTGCCATCCCCAACAGTCAGATGCTCATGACATCAACGGCAGGGTTCGCGGACAGCGTTGTCCTGCGGGCGATGCATGACAAGTTGTATCGGCAGAGTACGAACGCAGAGCAACATGACCCGTCGTTCCTGGGTTTGTGGTGGCGTGCTGACGATGATGATGTGGGGTTGGATTGGGACCAGTTGCGCAAGGCGAACCCTTCGCTTGATGGTGGCAGACTCTCGCGCACGCAGATTGCGAATGAGTTTGGCATCCTGCCGCGTGGCTCATGGGTGCGTGAGAGACTGAACCGTTGGCATGACGAGCGGGTTGACGCGCCATTCAGTCTGGCGCAGTGGGGCGCATGCCGCGTGGCTGAACCGCTGGACCTTGCGCAAGTGTCGGGTGACTATGTTGTTGCGTGCGATGTTACGTCAACGTGGGGCGAAGGTAGCATCATCATTGCCGCAATGCGTAAGGATGGCAGGGTAGGAGTTGAGGTACACCGCTACCTACAGGGTAGGGAGCAAGTACCGTTGCGAGCCGATGACTTCACTAGGGAAGTAACGTTGTTGGCAAGAAAGGTGAAAGTGGATGCTATCGTCTACACTGCATCTTCGCCGCTCGCGCCAGCATTTGAACGGCATGCCGTTGAGAGTCAACTACCGTATCAGTCATTGTCATCAGTCAAGTTACTCATGGCATGTGCAGACTTCGCAGAAGCAGTTACATCTAAGCGGATGGCACACGATGACCCATTCATTGACTCACAGGTTGCAAGTGCGCAACGTCGATTTGTGGGTACTGATGGTGCATGGCGCTGGACTATTAGCAAGACGCCAGTGACAGGAGTGGTTGCAACTACTCTCGCAGTTGCTATCGCTGCTAAGACGATTGCACCCGTACAGGTATTTATGTAAGTTGCTTACATTCCTGGGTTGTGTTATGATACAGGGGTGAGCAAGAAAAACCGTCGCACTGCTCTTACTGTTGTTGAGAAGCGTGACAGTGTTGTTCCTACTCCATCTTGGAGTATGCAGGGACTCTCTGGCCTAGCCATTCAACCGGCAGCGTATCCCCTGACAGTCGTTGAGGCTGCGGGGGTTTCTGCTGTCCGTCGATGTATCACACTGATTGCGAATGGGATTGCTGGGCAGCGGTGGACGGAGTGGGAGGGGGAACCCCCCATGCGGCTTCCTGTAGTGAGCAGGATTGTCCGCCGTCCCGCTGCCAGTATGACCCGTCGTGAATGGTGCTGGCGCATGATTAGCAGCATGGCGCTGACCGATGTCTCATACGTTTACATGGTTGGCGGCGTTGATGACGAAGGGGTGCCCGGTAGCCTGTTGCCGCTTCCCCGTGATGTCATCCAGCCCGCAGGACTGGTGGACCCGTGGGGCATCTTCCCTCCCACGCAATACAGCATCTCTGGCATTGCCGGGACCGTGAGCGGGGAAGCAGTTATCCCCGTTCGTTCTGCGTTCTGGCCCGGTGTCCCCATTCATCTACAGGGCATCTTGTCGATGGCCCGCAATGCAATGATGATGGCGTGGGCATCCGACAACTACGTTGCCCGGTACTGGCAAGCCGGTGGTGCCCCCACTACGCAGATTAGCACTGAGCAGGAGTTGACTGACCCGCAAGCGGATGGCATCGGTGCCCGCTACCGGGACAGGCGCAGCAAGGGGCCAGACTTCCCGCTTGTGCTTGGCAAGGGTGCCAAGGCAGAACCGTGGGGCGCAGACGTTTCGCAGCAAGCCGCAGTAGAAGCGCGGCGCGAGATTGTCATTGAGGTTGCGAACCTGTTTGGCGTTCCGTCCCGGTACATGAATGTTGCACCTACTGGCAACAGCATGACGTACGGCAACATTCAAGACGAAGCGCTTTCACTGGACCGCTTCACACTCGCCGGTTTCTATGACCCCATTCAAGACCTTGTAAGTGACTTACTTCCAGAGGAACGCTTCATGTTGATTGACATGACGCGGCTTACTCGTGCAAGTCAAGAGTCCCGTTTCCGTGCATGGCAAATGGCAACGGGCAACAAGCCTTGGATGACGCCAGAGGAAGTTAGGACTGAGGAAGGGCTTGGTCCCAACGATGACATTGACACGTTGGAGGAAGCGCGGGTTGAGCAGGCTGCTGCCGGTGGTGCCGGTAAGCAAGCGTTGATTGCTGCCCCTGAGCCTGAGAAGGTGGAAGCAAATGCCTGAGCATCGCACTACCGCTCTTGGGCGCATTGAGGTTCGGGACGTTGAGGGACAGCCCGGACGTTTCGAGGGAATGGCAATCCCGTTCGGAGTTACCATCGAGGTATCATACGGACGTGAGAGGTTCATGAGAGGGGCGTTCACTGAGGCTGCGCAGTCTGTCGCAGCGGGTGAGCGTCTGGCATACCTGAACCGGCACGGCGCTGATGGTGGCGTTCCTGTTGGCGTTGTAAGTGGCTTACAGGAGCGCAGTGACGGACTGTGGTTCACGGGCGAGTACCTTGACGTTCCCGAAACTCCACAGGCTCGCAGTCAGGTTCTCGCTGGCATCAACGGCGTTAGCGTTGAGTTTGTACCGGGCAAGGCACGCCGCAAGGGTGATGTCATTGAGCACTACGCTGGCGTCAGGCTGGCAGCAATCGCGGGCAGTTACGCACCTGCATACCGTCAGGCGCGAGTTGCACTAAGGAGCGTGGCGCGAGCCACAGGAGGAACGAGGGTGCCGAACCTTACCGTTGCTGCGCTCACGGAGCGCAGGGACACGATTACGCAGAGCATCGCTGCCGCTCGCAGCATTGCTGAGTCTGAGGACCGGGCGCTTGATGACGCGGAGAACCGTGACATTGAGAGTCTGAACGCTCGCCTTACGAATGTTGATGCGCTCATTGTTGAGGCTCGCGCCGACGAGCAGAGGCGTGACGCAGAGCGCAGGGCGCTCCCCGCGCGTGCTGCCGGTGGCAGCACTGGTGCGGTCATCACTCGCGCTGAGAGTGTCTACGGTCCCGCAAGCGGGCAGTCTTTCTTTGCGGATATGATTACGGCGAACCGTGATGCTGCCGCATCGGAGAGACTGCACCGGCACAAGATGCTCGTTATCGACCTTGCGGGACAGATTGACCGCGCGGTTGATAGCAGCGACATCGCCGCTGCGTACCCGACGACGTACTACCCGGACCTGTATGTGCCGGACATTGCCTACAGTGGTCCGCTTTCGGCGTTCTTCGCCACCACCACCATCACTGCCCCCAACCCGCTTATCGTCCCGGCATTCGGTGCGGTGACGGGTGACACTGACGTTCAGACAGCGGAGAACGCTGCTGTCCCGAACGTTGATGTTCAGACGGGACCGCTCACCCTGACCCCCAAGACCATCGGCGGCGAAACTATCGTGTCCCGTCAGGCAGTGGATGGCGCATCTCCTGGCACTGACGTTATCATCGGCAACCAACTTCGTGAGTTGCTGATGCGCGACACAGAGCGTGAGATTGCGCTTGTTCTGGAAGCACTGCCCGCTAGTGGCGCAATCCCTGATACCGCTGGCGTTGCTGGCGCTGGTGCTGACCTTCATGCCGGTATCGCTGGCGTCCTTGGTCAGTATTACGCTGGTGCTGCTGCTGGTGGCGCTGGCGCACGCATGCTGCCCGCAGAAGGCGTGTTCGTGAACAGCACTGATTGGGGCAACCTTGTCGGTGCGACGGACGCCAGTGGTCGCCCGCTGCTGTCCTACATCAACCCGCAGAACGCTCTTGGGCAGCAAGGCTCTGCGCCCGGTTTCCAGAGCGCGGTGATTGGTGGCGTTCCTGTCACCCCCGCGTGGGCGCTGCTTTCCCCGACGAACGAGGTTGTTGCCCGTCGCAACGATGCCCGTCAGTGGAAGTCTGCCATCCTTGACCTTCGTCTGCTGGAGCGCGAGGGACCGCAGTCCATCGTGTTCGCTATCTGGCAGTATTTCGGGTTTGCCGTTCTGGAGCCGAAGGGCGTTCGCCGGTACACCTACACCAACGTCTAGGTGTCTTTGCGCAAAGACACTGTAAGTGACTTACAGGAGAGCGATGTGACAAAGCGCGACAAGGACACTGAGGCAGAGGAAGCGGAGGTTTCCGACGCCATTGAGGCTCACGTTGAGGACGAGGGGATTACGCACCCCACGTCTAGCGACGTTGGCAAGCAGACTCTTACGAAGGCTGACCTTGGTTACGATGTGACCAAGGAAGGGGTGCCTTCGGACGAGGAAGCGATGGTGACTCCGCAGCACCCCGATGACCCGTCGGCAGACGAGGAAACGGAGCGCAATCCCGGCATGGCTGGCTCTGAGAGCAAGAGTTAGGTCATGGCAATCACGCTGACGGGTGCCGAAGTCCTGAGTTTCGTGGGGGTAAAGAACCCTACCCCTGAGCAAACTTCATGGGCTGACATGGTGGCTGCTGCTGTTGTATCTGGCGTCAACGTCAGGCTCAACGGTGCAGTCATCATGTCCCCGTCAGATGCGGAAAACGAGTTGAATGTGGCTATCCTGCTTGCTGCTGCCGAAGGGTATAAGCGGCAGGAAGCCACGTTTGGCTTGACTGGTTACGCAGACCTTGAAGGTAATGCTATTCGGGTTGCGAAGGATTACCTTACAGGAATGGCACCCCTTATTGACAGGTACGGAAATGGACCGGGTATCGGGTGAGTCTGAAAGACAATCGTGCAGACTTGCTTGCGGCATTTGAAGCCGCAAGCGTTCCTGCTTTCTACGGTATGGGTGCATTTGCTGCGCCTTGCGTGCGCATCTTCCCCGCTGACCCGTGGGTTGACCAAGCCGGTAGAGCAAGCGGGACACGTTCTCAACATTGGGAGGTTTGGGCTGTCGCAGGGCGTACAGACTCAATGGCAACATTTGATGAGTTGGAAGCAATGGTAATCGCCATTGATGCCGCTTTGGAACCGTTGCCTTCATGGAGTCGCCCGACATGGCGAAGGCCAGCCGTTACCGACATGGGTGGTACAAAATACTTCGCATGTCGTGGCGTTATTGAAACGGTAGCGGAGGTTCATTAGTCGTGGCGACAATCCTGTTCATGAAAACCGCCAAGTTTACCTTGACGATTACTGACCCCGTTGGGACAGCGATTGAGTTTCAAGGTGACGCGGCAGACGTGCATGTTGAAGTTGAAGCGGGTGACGTTGTTACATACCCCACGCTTGACGGTGCAGTTGCTTCCAACGCAGAGCCGGAAACGTACAGTCTCGTTATGCGAGCGGGACAGGATTACACTTCAACAGGACTCGCCCGGTTCCTTTGGGACAACAAGGGCGCAGTTGCAGATGTTGTGCTGAATGCCTTTGGCATGACTGCTGCTGCCACTGCCGATACTCCCGAAGTGAAGGGACAGGTTACGCTCATCCCCGTTGCGTATGGTGGTGAAGTTGGAACCTTCGCGGAGTTTGAGGTTACGCTTCCCTTCGTGACTACGCCGACACTCGCCGCTGCGTAATGCCTATCAAGGCAAGGGTTGAAGGCATCAGTGCATCTACCAAAGCGTTAGATGCAGTTGGTGCTTTCAACATTGACGAGGCTGCCAACAACGCTGCTAATGCAATCCTTGAAACTCTGAGGGGGAATAGCAGGGTTGCAACGGGCGCGATGGCTGGTGGTTGGAACGTTGATGGTCCTGGGTTTATGAACAGTGTCCCGTGGGTTTCGTATCAAGAGTTTGGGACAGTGTTCGTTACCCCGCAGAATGCGTTGCAGAGAACGTGGGCGCAGGAAGCAGAGACAGTGCAGGACGAGTTTGCAAAGGTGATTGTTGATGCAGGAACGAAAGCGGGACTTGACGCTTGAAGCGTTTGCAGAACCGCGCAAGATTACTCTAAACGTTTCTGAGGTTACTCCTAGCAACCTGACGTTGCTGGAAGCGCTCGATATCTCTGA